ACAGAAATATATCCGTTTGCACCACTTGTCAATGGACCACTTAAAGTAACAGAAGTATACGGAGAACTAAATGATGTTACTGTCTGAGCCACTCCATTAACTGTAATCGTATCACCGACACGAATAATATCCAATATAGGGTATGCGGTATTACTATAAGAACCATTATTGACTATGTTATAACTGTAGGTCAATGATGTTATATTTATTATCTGATTATTACCATTGGATGCAGAAGTTCCTATAGCCACATTGGCAAAATAAGTCCAAACATTATCTTGTAGTGTTACAGTATTGGATGCATAGTTTATCTTAGAAACTAAACCGTGAACGGAATCATTGAGGCCTGTTCCATAAACAAATACGATTTCTGTGGTATTTGCAGTGAGGAAACTAGCAATATTTGCACCATACAAATTATTGAAAGTAACCATGTTATTACTTGGATTTGTTGCATTACCTGCTGAGATTGTTACAGTCGCTGCATTTCCTGCATAATAACCTAATGTGTGGCCTGTATCTAATGCATCATTGACGATGAAATTCATATTGTTGCTTGAACGCATTGCAATTCGACCAATAACTCTTGTGCCTGATGGATGTAATAAATTCAATAACACATCACGATACTTTTCAATCTCTTTAGATAGAGTTATTTGATAGGTGTAGTTATTATAATCCACACTTTGCAATACATCAAAAGCACTTGGTTGACCTGAAGTATCCAAATATTGGCCATTTCCAATTACCAAACCATTCAAGAAAGTTGCATTCGCTTTTGCAAAACCATCACCATATGTAATTATACCATTTGCAGAATCGAATCGTGTATTCTCTACAGAATTATCAAATGTGGTATTATGTATAGATGTATAACCAGAAACAAGAGAATAAGCAGCATCTCTAACATCAATTTTTAATGGCAAATTTTTATTAGGTATTGCATTATAGTTGTATACTCTCAACTGATATATGCTGTTATTTGCAGGAATATAATTTTGTAATGCGTTGATTGAATCGACAGAAGCAATATATGTAGCAGTATTTACATTTGCACCTTGATAAATTATATCACCATTCACTGGTATACTCAATGTTGAAACATTCGAAACAATTAAATCTTGGACTTTTAATGATACTCTTGGTGCGCTAATATAATCTTGACCGTTTTCTGTGATATTGAATGATGTAATTGCACCTACACGATTTAATGTTTGTGAAAAAGTTGCACCTGTACCTAAAGTTCCAGGTATCGATAACTGTGCCGTTCCTAGATAATATGAATTTGCATTTCCATTAATTTTAGAATTCGCAGTGAGTATCATTGAGTTTGCATTTACAACAGATTGAACTGTTCCAATTACAATATTTGTATTTGTTACCAGTAAAGCACCATTACTGAATTGTGCAGTAAAGTTTGTTCCGTTACCCGTAACTACTGAACTTGTTGTTCTTACTGTCACATTTCCATTAGCTGTGCGTTTGACAACAGCAACAGGTAATACATTCATATAACCCATGCCACCTAAGGAAATCCTATTTGTCGAATTGCTTACATAGGCCGCAGATACAATTGAACCAGAACTATTGACAGTTACATTAGCAAAAGCACCATAACCAGATCCACCAATAATTGCAATTTGGTCATTGTTTGCATAACCTGAACCAGGTTTAACAATTTGAATTGGTGCAAGAATACCTAAGTTAGCTAGATTTGTTTGAGAATAGACATCCGTCGTATATTCTGATATAGCTTGTATCGATGGAGGAGAACTTAAACCACCACCTTGATTCTGTACAATAAGTGATGCAATTGGATATGTTGTAAAACCAGTAAATGAAAACGCATTTGCTAAAGTTGTGTTTGCATTTGCACTTAAATTATTTGCAAACTGATAAGATTGTTGTGTCCAAAGTCCTGTTGATACATTATATGTGTTTGCACCAGAACTACCTGCAATATTTCCAATGCAATGGTATCTCTTTAACTGTATACTATCGGTTGGAATAAAAGTTACATTTGCAATTCCTGTGGGATTCAAAGAACCAACTGTTGCAATTGGAGCTTGGGGGCTTGTACCCACTATATTTGTAAATTGTATAAAAGTATTGGCACCGCCTATTTGAAGGTTTGATGTAGAGGTTGTGTATCCATATCCTTCATTTGAAACAACAATACGCTGAATTGAACCTGATGTAACTTGGCCAACATATGCTGTTGCACCAACTGGTCCAGCCACATTTGAATTTAATCCACCATAGAAAACAATTGGATCACCTGTACTATAAGACAGACCTCTATTATTTGGATCAATAACAACTTGACTAATTTGGCCAACAATGAGTGCTGTCAAGGATTCTGAACCAGCTGTTCCTTCTGGTACTATTGCACCATTTAGAAAATATAGTGTTTGATTATTTGAATCAACAACAGTAACAGTTTCACCAGATTGAAATAATCTTTCAACATTTGAAATGAATACTTCTGTTTTAAGACCATCAAATATTGCAGTTTCAACTGTCGCAATAGATTTTGAAATGTTACCAAACACTCTAAGGTTTTGAATTGATAGGAAGTTTTTATCACTGGTCGCCAATTTCAAACTTCTAGGAACATACCACTTACCAGCAGAAGCTTTTAGTAAAGCATCCTTAGTATAGAAAAATTCTACATCAGAATTGTAAAGTATTCTAAACAAAAACTTATAAGAAGCGGGCGTACCTTTACTCTGATATAGTTGTTTTGCTATTTTGATTGCTTTTCTTTTATCTGCCAATATTTCTTGTGGGAAATAAGACATAAAATCATTTACATAATACTGTAAAAACTGCTCTGTGGTTGTGTCTACATCCATGTAATTCAAAAGATTCTTAGAGAAATCTAATGTATTATTTTGTTCTTCTAACCATTCATAGTACGCCTGTATAAATAGAACAAAATTGGCGTAGTTTGGGTCCTCACTAATAAATTTAGGAAGCTGAAAAGGAACCAGTAACGATGTTTTATTGGTACTTTGTAACATTTAATTAACTTTTCTTAGCTGTAACAAAAACACTCACCGCAGCTGAGTCATATGGATCAATTGTAATTATTCTATTCAACGAAGAAGATATGATTGTCGTTGTTGGTTGACATGATATGGTTAATTGACCCAAATCATTATCGACTGATATTGGATTAAAATTACTTAATATAACAATACCATTCGTATAATCGATTGTACCGACATTAGCAGAAACAACAACTTTACCTTTAACTGTATCGTTAATGTAACTTCTTATTGTTCCATATTGACCTTGTAATTGTGCCACTACAGCTGCGCCTGTACCGGTTGTATCTCCAACAGCAGGAAGAATTGTAGCTAGTGCAGAAGTGTATCCAACACCTGCATTTGTTACGGTGACTGAGTACAACTTGTTGTTAACAATTTTGGCAGTAGCCGTTGCGCCTGTTCCATCACCTGTAATTACCACAGATGGTGTGTCAGTATAATTATAACCTGTGTTTATTATTGAAATTGTGTCAACTCCAACAGTCGATGTTGGAACTTCTTCAAAATAGACACCACTCAATGTTGTTGCAGTGTTGCTTGGATTTGTAATAGTTACACTTGGATAACTAACTAAAGAAGTTCCATATAATCCGCGCTTCAATGGACTATTGAAATATAAATTGTAAGTTGTTGAAGTACCTAATGTAGGATAAAATTTCTTTTGGACATTTATAGTAAAATCGGAAGAAACTACAGATTTATTGTATGAGTTTATTGTGGTTAAAACATCATATGAACTGAATGTGGAATTAAAAGTATTTAGATTATTTGCCGCATAGTTGTAAATAGCATTTTTTATTCCTGTTTGCATTGTTCCAGGAGTCAAAGTAGTCTGAGATGTACTATAAAGCACATTTGCTGAAATTTGAATATAAGTATAATCTGGATCAATAATCGTAGGTTCAACCGTCATCATACTAATTGGTTTAAGAACCTGATTTTTAATCAATTCTTTTTGTGTCGTTGTTAAATCATATGCACCAGCTGGTTTTAATGAGATAAACACTTGGCCGTAAACTTGTGGAATATTTTCTTCGCCGCCCCAAACAGATACTGCATCAAAAGAAATACCCAAAGAATTTTGTTGAACTGCTGTGATATAATCATTCTTACTTACTGCGCGGCCTTGTGCTGCAAAAGCTTTTGGTGCTTGGAATTTAATAGAAGCAATAGCTTCTTTTTCTGTGCCTTGGGTTGCTGGTGTCAAAGGATTAACAGATATAGTGGCATAAGAACCAATATTGTCCATTAACACAAAGTTATTGGCTAATCCACCAGCAGTTCCCAATGTTGTTAGATAATTAACTCTTACGATATTTCCATCAGACAATTGTTTACCTAAAACACCGTCACCAAAATAAATTTGATAATTTCCATTTACTGCTTCTTGAACAAAATATACCTTACTTGTTGGATTTAATTCTAAATAACTTATTTCACTATTATAAACATCATAGTAGGTATTTGTACTAGACTCTTGAACCAATACTTCTATAGTAGACAAATCAATATTGGTATCCGGAATTTCATATATGTAATTTGGATTATTTGTAGAGTTTACAATAAAACTGTATGATGAAAGGCTTCCTTGTTTCAATTCAATCATTGGAAATTTTGCAAAATTGTTAACCACACTCGCTGTTGTGGCTGTTGTGGTAACATAATTATAATTTGTTCCATTAACAGGTTCTGAAAGGAAATTTGTATATTTTGGAATTGTAAAATTTGCAGTTGTCACTCCACTAAAAACAAGATTAATTTCTGCAATAGGTCCAATTGCTGACCTTGGAACATAGTTCATTAATTTTGCATGAGATACAACTGAAGAACGCTGTAATGCCGAATCTAAAAACATTTCATTTGCAACCATGTTTAAGTAGAAAGCATTGTATTGTGTGTTGTACGCAAGAACATCCAACAAAGTTGAAAGAGCTGAACCTGTAAAATTATAATCTTTAAATGTGTCTTGAGATTGCAAATAGGTAATGAAATTTCTCTTGATGTCCGAAAAATCTAGATTAGCTACTTGTATGTTTGTATTTGATGCCATTATCTGGACCTTTGAAGAATTAGGTTAACTGCTGTTGGTACTGAGTTATTTCCAACATAAAAACTTAAATATACTAAAAATGAATTTTCATCTTCATTAATTGTGACTTGCAATTCATCAATAGTAACTCTCGGCTCATAATTTTTAATAGTATTTCTTATTTCCATATCCAATATTGTTGCTGTGAGGTCTATTGCTGGTTCAAATAGTAGTTGGTTTATTTTAGAACCAACATCAGGTTGAAAAGGCCTCTCATAGAAATTAGTCAATAGAAGATTTCTAACCGAGGCTATTACGGCATTTTCATCATAACGGAGAGCAACATCATTCGTACCTGGCACACGTTTGAATGTGAGGTCTAAATCTGAATATATTTTTTTTAATGTTGCCATCTTCTATTTATTACTCTTATTAAGAGACATTTGCGGTTTGTGTCTGAGAGAGTAACCGAGTTTTCAACTTATCAGTTCCAATATAAGTGTTTACCAATAGAGTTTCAGTTGCACCTAACTCACTTAACGGAGAAACTACAGAATAATCCGCTATAACAGCCGCTGAATTTGCAAAAAATGCATTATCTTGTGCTGGATAAAATGTCATAAGTGTATTAATAGAGGTTACAGTATTTTGTAGTGCTTGGGTTTGTGCCAAAGTGTAAGAAGATGTATTAGGTGAACCCATTGTGATACTGGATGAAAGTGCAATTTGTTGTGTAGTTAATGTGTTACTTAACGTACTTAATGTATTACCTAAAGTTATACTGGTAAAGTTACCCATCATAGGTGAATTATTCTGCACTCCATCTGATTGGTAAGTGATATAAGATAATATTTTTCCATAACCTATTGCCATTCTGTAATGAACTGTGGTTATATCTGTACCAATATCAACGACATTAGATTCTCTATTTGTGACATATAGATAATTTGCGGCGGAACTTACTGCTGTTGCTGCTGTGTTACCCAAATCTCGTAAAGCTTGTGTGACAGTAGAAGAAATGGTCGATTGTACATTAATACCAATTGTGGCTGTGTTTATCGTACTCATAGTGGACGATATTGTTGAGGTCACAGTAGATACTGGATTAACAAAATAACCTCCAGTATTTGATGTGGCCACATCTTCGGTTTGCCATGCATTTAATAATTGTGGCATAAATGACAAATTATTTGCAACAGCACTACTATCGGTTGTAACTGTCGCGTTGGTTGTTGGGTCTGTTGAATTGAACCCTAATCTTCCATAAATACTCATAATATATCCTTAAGCTGTTATTTCTGGTCTTGTTGGTGGGCTTGTTGGCCCATTCGGTGCAATATGGGACTGTAAATTTCGTAAAATTCCATTGATAATATCTTTCGCAAAGAAAGAAGTTGATATTGCAGAAGAAGATAACGGCGCAGACATTGAAACTAAGGAATTGATTGGACCCAAACTAGAAATTTGGCCAGGGAATGGCACACCTGTTCCAACAGAAATACCACCTCCGGGTGTTGCAAAACCACCAAAAGAAGCAGACATACCAGATATACAATCCACTCGACCCGAAGAAAAAATATAGTTGCCTGTTATTGAACCTTCAGACCTTATATCTCCAAGAACATTCACATATTCACCTGGAACAAGATTTATACCGCCACCTAATGCACCACCCGCTTTAATATCCATATCACCTTGTGAAACAAAACTGGTCAAACCTTCAACCACTGTGGTATAATTACCTTTAACGTGTAATTCATAATTACCATCAATTTGTTCTGTAACATTACCTTGTGTATAAATGGTTGCGTCACCTACAACAGTAATGTTCATATTTCCATTAATCAATATGTTCTTGTCTTTGATTGTGATTTCATATCCATCACCATAAACCTTATGCACCTCATCACCATTAGGATGCATTTCAATAAATGTACCTGTGCGGTGTTGTAGTCTAACCCTCTCTCTTGTTGGAGTGTCATCCATTTCAAATGCATGACCACTAGGAGTCTGTGTTGCATTATTAAAAGGATAAATTGGTTGATAATCTGCTACCTTTGTCAGCGGGTTAATACTTGTATTTGCCGCAGATTCGGGTTCTGTCCATGCGTTAAAATAATCTGGTTTTTTAATTGTCATTATAAATTTCCAATCATGGTTTACCTTTAGTAACTGAATCACCTGAGAACCATTTACCTGCAGCCTCTTTACCAGATTCTATTCCAGCATTAATTGATGCACTAAGATTGTCTATATTTGCATTTAGTGGATCGGTTACATATGTTGTTATAGTTGTTGGTTGTGGTGCTTCATTTTCATTCAAGTAAGCTGCTGTGAGACTAGCTTCTGTTCCGGCCAAACCATTGGCAAACGCCGCACCAACAGAAGCTATTCCTGATTTAAAATTTAATACGCAATCTTCTAATATTTTTTTCACTTGGTCAGGTAATGAGTTTATCCAAGCTGTAATTTCATTTAATTGTTGTAATATATAATAAACCATGGCAACATCGGCTACAACTTGAGCTGCAATTTTTAAATATTGATTAATTTGTCTCACTTTATCTTTAAAATAAGCGAAATTTGTTGAAAAAGTTCCAGTCACATCAGCATTAAGTCCGGCTAAAATTGCATTGATTGCAGTTCTGAATAATTGATTTAGTCTTGTTATTGCTGTGCGAATTGCAGCTGATGCAGCATTTTTACCATTTTTAATTGCACCTAATAATATTCCTACATTTGGAACTAAAGCAGTCAAAGATAAATTTGCATTTAATCTAAATTTAAAATCACAAACGTGAGCAACTTGACTGTTAGTAATATAAACACCCGTATTGATTAATGCACCTCTAGCAATACCAGGAGTAGTTTGAACACCTTTGGTTGAAAACGAACCACCCCATGACCATTGTGCAGGTCTTCCATAATCTGATACATAAACAGGATTCGATGCATTTGGATTAGGATTCATCTCCAGTGTTGGTCCAGTTGCTGGTTTATAATTAACATAATCCAATGAGAGTTCAGCTTGAATGGCCATAATTCCTCCTATTAAGTTGCATAACCAGCTTTTTGTTCTGGTGATATTCCTGGTAATACACCCATCATCACAGGAAATTGGCCACTTTCACCATCCAAAAAGAAACCAACAACCCAATCATTGAGTTCAGGTACACCAAATGTTTTTGAAGTATTTATGGCGTTCATTGGTGTAGCCCAAGGCAAATCAGCATCAGGAATTAAGGTGACATTATCTGTATGCCAACCAAATATTCTGACTCTACATCTTCCTAATCCTAATGGATCAGTGCGATCCTTAATAACACCCATCCACCAAACAAATCCATTCAAACCTGCAAAATTACTAGTCATCTTAGACATTATATAACTCCTTTAACCGCATTACTCCAACCAACAGAACCATTTTTTGATTCAGAATACGGAATGGAAACACTTTCTTTACATATTTCTAAAATAGTTCTATATTTAAATTGATCCAAAATATGTCTTACCGCAGTAACCAAATAATTTCCCGAATAAAAATCATCCAAACCTTTAGCTTGTTTAATTGCATCTTTTGAAAGTAAATTAAATGTGATGACAGTACCAACAGTCAACGATGGATCACCCCAAACTGAAATTTTCATTCTCTGATAGTTGGCTAAAGGTATTTGTGCAGTTCTATTCGGTATGTAGGTCTCTGCAAAAATATCACGGGCAACTGAACCTGGATTATTTTTGATGACGGCATAATCGTTTTGATTAGAGTTTGCAAAAACCAATTTAAAGGACGCTTCCGGTGTTTGATACACCGTATCCTCATTACGATTTTTAAAATTGTTTGTTATTGGCCAATTGTTTAATTTTTCAACTTTATTATTATAATCTGCGTAACTGAAATCTGTTACTTTATATCTTCTTAATAAAGGATCAACCAACAATAACCTATTTGCAAACATACCTTGATTTATACCAGCCAGTGTATCAAAAGAATCCATTATCTCATAAGAAAGTGCATTTGTTAAGTTATATTGCATATCGTTTATTTTTAAATTCTTAGGAGAGTACATATACTCTCTCATTGAACTTTGTTCATACAAACTCTGCAAGGATCTAAAATTATATCCAAATTTGTTTTCATAGAATAACATGTCAGCACCAACCATAGTAGTGGATCCAAAAGCTCCAGGTCTTGCGTATGTGGCAAACCAATTGATAGCATCAAAAGGTTTCAAGAATGGAACTATAAAATCATAAACACCATATGTATTATCTATTTGTGCAATTTTTTTATCCGGCACCTGTAGATATGTTTTTAATATATCTTTTATGTTTGTTGCTATATCTGAATTTTTATATGATTTACTTATTTTGTATTGTTCAGATAAAAGCAATTCTTCAGAACAGAAGTAAATTGAATATGTTTCTGTATTTCCATCATTTAAAGGTTCTCTTTTGCTTACCGTAAAGATACGAAAACTCTTTTTGATGATAAATGTGGTGTCGTCAGCTTTACCAAAATGTAAATGGATAAATTCATTACCGGATAAACTTAAAGTATTTAAAAGGTCTATCGAATCTTTAACCATAACATAACCAGAAGCTGTGTTATTAAACAAATCTTCGTTATAAGAAATTTCTATAACATTAAAAAACAAATCAATATCTTTGGTAGCTGCATGAACAAGTACACTAATTAGTTGAAAATCTCCCGGATATCTTATACCTGTTGTCATATTATATTTTCATCAAATTATAAAACTGCAATTCAAATTCAGAAACATATTTTGCATTAACTAAAAAAATTGACCTACGAGATTCGTTTAGATTCAATTCATAATCATAAATTGTTTCTGTATACTTACTAACTATTTGTGTTACTTGAGCACCAGTTGTAAAAGTTCTTACAATTGTATCCTCTTGAGTTGTCTGGTATTCTTCAAAATCAACTCGGTAATTTAATATGTTTGTTTTGTTTGTGCTGTTATCTATTGTTTTAACTGATTTAACATAATACTTTATCTGACCTTGAGTATAAGATAAAATTTGAGCAGATGTTACTGAACTTTCTGGAATGTTATAAAATGTTGCACAATCTGGTGTATACTTATTTTTAATATAAGTGGTGAATA